GACCTGAATAGAGCAAGCTGATAAGTTCTCGATATGCTTTAGCCCATCCAATTTTGCTGTCAGCGACGTGTATAACGGTATCGGTGTCATGAAATTCCTCTGCTACTTCTGGTAGTTTAGATACGTACTGTCGTTCAACAGAGAATCCTACGCCTGTTCCGCACATAAGTACGTACATCATCTCGTCAAACGCTTTAGGGTGATCAATAGGTAGGTAGCTACAGTTGAAGCCAGCTACGTTGTCACGGTCAAGTGCATCACCAGCCGTCATCAACGCCCTCATGCTAGGCATAACATCTAAGCTATGAATATCTGCAAAGATACCGTTAGCTTCTTCAAGTGTTAGGTTACCTTTCTCAATCCAAAAGTTTAAGTACCTGTCGATTGTTTCTTCCCAAGTCTCACGACGCTGCTCCTCTGGTAGGTAACGTGCGTAGCGGGACTTGTGAATGTATTGTTGATATGCGTCCATTAATTTAATTCCTCAATCAATCTGTCAATGTACCACCGACACTTACGTAAGTCTTCGATGGGTTTACCTTTGTAATCGTAGCGCCAGAGATACTTCAGTGCGTTACCTTTAAGATAGCCGTTGAACTCATGCTCAGGCATGGAAGCTTTGATTGCTTCGATAGCCTCTACTGCACCTTTGTTGTAGTGGTCAGGTTTTTCTACAGGGTCTGAGGTAGCGCCCAGAGATGTAGTAGGTTTCCTGATTGACAAATCGTTCAACTTTCGCATTACGTCCCAGTGATCAGGACTTGCATTGTCTATGCTCATCCGTACTTCCTCCTAAGATACTGCATACTAATAGGTAGCTCATCAAAGGAACCGTTGTCTACTTCGTTGAGCATCCAGATTCCAGACCAGCTACCGTTCGTTTGTGGGTTTAAGTAGTCTTCACTGTGGTTGTAGTAGATACCAGCAAACAATCCAGTGATGTTACTACCGTCTGCTTTACGTGCGTAGGCTATGTCTCTGTCTTGGACGTGTCCCATGATGCACGACATGAACTTCTTTTGCAACATGAGTTTTGCACAGGTGACTGGTCTGCCCATGACTCCGCTCGTGAAGTAGTGACAGTACGCGATGCCGTCGATGATGATTGGTTGTAGAAAAGGGACAACCTCCCATCCGGCTTCTTCCAATAAGAAATGATCATAACTCATAAGTCCTTCTAGTTTCGGATCAGATTCAATAGCTCGTTCGATCCGTTGTTCATGGTTACCTAACAAGAATACCATCCGTGGTGTCCATGTCTTCTTCTTGTTACTACGCAAGCGTTCCTTCTCTGCTTCGATAGGCGCTAGGAAATGTTCCATAGCGTTCTGCCCTGCTCGTATGTCTCGTGTGTACCGCCGTCCTTCAAAGGACTTTTTACCTACGTCATAGCTACTGAGACTTTCCATGTCCCAGTGATCCCCCAGATGAATGATAACGTCAGGCTTTGTTGCGGCTGCATACTTACCGGCCCAGTACAGATGATCAACACTGTTACCGGGTTTTACTTGCGTATCAGGTATTACAAGATGTCTAGTCATTGCTTTTTACTCCATCCAGCAGGACAGGTTTCTGGTGTGTACCATGTGAATCCCTGTTTCTCTGCCCATTCTTGCATGGTGTATCTTGTCCCGTCACTTCTACGTCTTGCTCCGGGCATGGCGGTTCTGGGGTTTTGGAAGACAAATACCAGCTCCTCCTCCTCCCCAAGACCGTTGCTGATGTCAACATACTTCCTTGCTTCCGCACGATCTCTAAATCTCCCCTTAGCTTCAATATATATAGTGGAATGTGTACTGTAATATACAAAGTCAGGCTCGTACGTTTTAACTTGGGTGTATGTTAGCTTACCTACATGGTACTCGCATCGTCTGAACTTCTGATGAAGATCATATTCAAACCAACTGTCATATCCTTTTGGGATGTTACGTTTAGTTCTCTTCTTCACTTGGTCTTTCCCATGTTTGATTAGGTTCACGGCGTAGCCAGAGCAGCCTAGCGTTCTCGATGACACGCTCTTCAGACTCTAACAACTCAACACACTTGTTGAACATCTCTATCTCTGACAGTCCTTCAAGGATCTTCTGAGACTTCTTATCACCAATACCATACACGCCGACAATGTTATCAGCTTTGTCACCCATGATGATCTGACGATAGAAGAACAACAGACCTTCCTTTTCATTAACAGAAGTCAGTTGACGTTTGTTGAAGTTGTAGTGTCTGCACGGTACTTGCTGGAAGTCCTTGTCAAGACTGACAATGATGCTGTCAGGGATGGCGGTAGCGTCGATAGCAATCAAGTCATCAGCTTCCTCATCTTCTGATACAACAGCATTCCACTCTTTGATTAGGTATTCACGTATAGCTTGCAAGTGTACAGGCTTTTCTTTGTCCTTACGGTTACCCTTGTAAGGCGCAGTAACGGCTACATCATTACGGAAGTTACCCTTACCTGTTAGGTAAACACGGTAGTCAGGTTCGCCATCTATCATAGTGTATAGATCGCTTACCAGATCAGACAAGAAACTGCCCGTAGTATAACAGGCAGTCTTGACTGACTCATCATTGCACTTGAATGCACAACGATAAGCTACGATGTCACCGTCAATCAGGATCACAACGCTTCCGCTTCAGACACAGCGTTGTCACTGTATTCGATCAGGTTAGTGACCTTCATCTTGATCATGGATGGTGAACGTCCAGTACCAACAGACCAGTCGTAGTAACCGACAACGGCAACAGCTTCAGAGCCGTTAGCGATTAACACATCTTCAGGTATCTCAGTACCGTCAGCATCGGTCAACCGCATAGGGTTGTTAGACTTCATTGTAATAAAGAAGCCACGGTCATCACCTTTGTTGCTTGGTGCGATGCCCATCTCTTCAATGGCCTCAACAGCTTTCTCGCTGAGGTTGCCAAGCTGTACCTGATACTTGTTGCTGTACTTGTTGAGCTTGTTACGCTCACACCAGTAGACGGTACCGCGTACAGTGATGGGTGGTAGTTTGTTTGCAGACATAAGTTTCTCCTTAATGTGTCTCTGCCCAATTGTTACCTACTCTATACTCGCCGTCTAAGGGACACCGTAGGCTGAGTGTCTCACCGGCGATTCTGATTGAACGTACACCGATACGTCCGACTGTGTCAGCGTAGTGGGCAGGTGTTTCTATCTGCCATTCATCGTGTACGTTTGCTACAAATCTGTGTGGTATGTTACGTAGTTTATCTGACAAGTGTACCAAAGCTTGCTTCATAACAATAGCCCCAGCACCTTGTAAAAGTGTATTCAATGCTGCGTGTTCTGATCTGACTCTGAGCTTTCGTCCATCAAGGCCAACAAGGACGCCTGATACAGCCTGTCTGTGTATATCTCCTCTAACTCTTTCAAGAGACGGCGTGTTAGATAGAAATGTTTCCTTAAGTCTTCTTCCAGTAACGCTATTTCCTCCAACGATAGCTCCGATCTTAGCATCTCCGGCTCCATACAGAAACGCATAAATGAATGTCTTCGCAAGAGGTCTCGTCTCAAGTCCAGCTGCTCGTTGATTAGCCGTATGAATATCGCCATTGAGGATTTCATTAGTATAGTTCTCGTCGTCCATGTAGTGAGCCAACATACGTAGCTCTAAACCGCTGGCGTCGATGCCAACTAACTTGTTACCTTCATCAACAGTCCAACATGATCGGCACTCAGTACCGAATGGTGCAGATACTGCTGGTACCTGAGCCATGTTAGGTGATAGGTGTGTCATACGTCCTGTCACTGCTCCGTTGGTGATGACTCTGCCATGTACTCTACCATCATCCTTGACAGCTTTCAACCATGAATCTATCTGAGCTACTCGCTTTTGCAACATCATATAACGTGCAACAGCTTTGGCTTCGGGAAGATTTATCCCGTCAAGTACCTTCTCGTCAACGATGATGTTACCCTTCTCAGTCTTCTTGTCAAACTTAACACCAAGACCTTGAAGTCGCTCTGCAATTTGCTTACGTGAGCCGGGGTTAAAGATTGTCACCTTATCCTTCAGTCGCTTGCCTGTCTTCTCAGATATACGTTCTTCAACGATAGGCGGGAAGATAGCCTGTAGCTCTGCTTCGATGTTATTCATCTCGAACATGAGATCCATCATCAACTTCTCTGCAAAGGGTACGTCAAGCTTGAAACCGTTCTGTTGTTGCTCATTAACGATCCAGCCTACACGATGCTCAAGATCAATGGACTGCTCTGAGAAACCTTCCTTGCGTAGCTGTAGTTCAAGCCACTGATGCACACGCTCAGTCAACTCAACGTCAGCTATACAATACTCGATCATCTCGTCACTCAGTCCTCCGTCGTAGTCTGTGAAGTCGAGCTTTCCTGTACCGCCAAGTACGCTGCCCCAGTTACGGAGCGAATGGCCTCCCTCTGCTGGTGGGTTATAGAGTCTTGAGAGGTAGAGTGTATCAACGACACTGCTAATATCAACATGTACACCCCAAACACGGTCAAGCACACCAACATCGAATCCGATGAGATTATGCCCCACAACTTTTTCAGCTTCATACAAAGTCCTCTGCAAAGTCTCTGGTGTCGTATGTACTTGGATGTTGTTCTTCACCTTCGTAACGGCACACCAGATCGTTGAGTGATCCAAGCTTGTTTCGATGTCCAAGTAACATATATTCATGGTAACGCTCATTCAAATCTTCTAGGTCAGTGTCGTGGTTAAACTTCTGATAAGTCTCCGTCAACTGTTCCTGTTCCAATATCCAATTCCCAATCTTGCTCACGGTGAAACATCTCCTCTATGTCTGCGAGTGTTCGTAGATCTGCTCTGTCGATTACGTCACTGTCATCAAGACTAACAGCTGCACATCGGTTGCACAAGTCTACAAACTCTTGGCTAACAGCGAATCGTCTTGTTGCTTCGTAGTCTGTTAGCTCTACGTCACACGCTATACATCTCACAACAAACTAACCTCTCTGTAATCATTAGGGGTCATTTCAGGCAAACCTGTCGCACTTCTTTTTGCAGATGTTTGCTCTCTAGTTCTGAAAAATCCTTCATGTTCTGGATACATCGCCATAAAACGACGTGCGTAGAAAGAAGGATAGTTATTTCCTAATTTAAAGTAAGATACTCCGTCTCCTCCCGCGTCTTTCTCCCAGCGAATCCGTTCAAAGATAGCTTTTGCAGAATAGTTTTTGTAGCCTCTGTTTATCATCTCAAAACTAAACCTAATAAACAAGTCCCAAACCTCTGGATGTTTTTCATGGTAGTTCTGAACCTGCTGTCTCATTTCATCTAGTCTAGTTTTCATAACGGTTTCTCCTCACGTTCATCGCGTTGTGTTAGTCGTCCAGTAGCTTCGTTGTAGAACACCTCACACGCTTTGCCTGTCTTGCCAGTGTATCGGTTCTTCAACACACGCAGCACGGTCGTGTTTCTAACAATGGGATCATCACTCTGACTGTTACGTTCAGCACCAATGACCGCATCAGAGAGCTGTGCAATCGACGCAGAGCCACGTAACATACCAAGGCTAGTGACAGCACCGTCCTCCAATTGCTTCCCTTCAGGGCGTCGTAGGTGGCTCACAAGGAACATACAAATACCCATCTCCTGTACGAACGTCCTCAGCTTAGTCATGATCATGTCCAAGGCACGTCGTTCATCACCGTTGCTCTGGTCAGAGACAAGGATAGAGACGTGATCCAGTACAATGTACCTCACTCCTAGTACCTTTACGAAGTATCTCATCCTGCCCAGTACGTTTTCTATCTCGTTACTACCGAAGTGTTCCCAGAGATAGACACGGTTCTCATAGTCCATCGTATCGTACACAAGGTCAATGTCGCTGTCGTCATACTCACAGTCAGGTAAGTGGATAGGCTTGTTCAGCTCAAGACCTACAAGGCCACGCATGGTACGTTCAGGTGTCTCCTCAAGAAACATCAGACCAAGGTTATCCTCAGACTGTGCCATGATGGAACTGACTACCTCACGTAGGAGAGTAGACTTACCTAGTCCAGAGCCTGCACAAATAGTAACCAGCTCTGCTGTGCGTATACCGTACAGGTGTTTGTTCAGCCCCTCGAAGGGGTACTGTACCTTAGACTTAACAAGTGGCTTCTTGATCAGATCACGTAGCTCACCAGCACCCACGATACCTTCAGGTGTGTAAGGCTGTGCAGACCAGAATGCTTTGGTATACATCTCCGACTGATTGTTAACAAGATAATCACACGCATCTTTGTAGCCGTTGACGTGCTTAACAATCCTTGCTTTGTTACCGAACAGATCAGCACATTCCTTCGCTGCTTTCTGTCCCGGCTCGTCAGCATCGAAACAAATAACAATGTTCTCGAAGCTGTTCAGCCAATCATAAAAGAGGCGACAGTCCTTTGCCGCCGACGTTGCACCGTTACGGACACTGACAACGGGAAACTTTGAACCTGTCATTTGATGAGCCGCTAACGCATCATACTCACCTTCAACGATAGTCACATACTTACCACCTTCAGAGAACAAGTGCTGTCCATACAAGCCTGCTTGCTTCCAATCTCCAATGATACTGAACCGCTTGTCAGGGTTACGAACCTTGGCAGCTATCGGCTTTGTTGGATCGTCAGGGTTG